AACATCAGGAAATAAAGGTTGTTCTATGTTTGTTTGTTCGATTTGTTGAATCGGCGCACCGTAGCCTGAATCCATTAAAGCCTTGTATGCGTTTACGTCTCCGTCACGGGCTTTTTTAATTAACGCCAATGTCATTAAATCCTCTTGCGACATTGTTTGGTTTTCGCCAGTTAAAGGGTTCTTTAAGTTCTGTTTTACTTCCAACCAATACTTTGCTATTGTGCTTCGGTTCTTAGATCCTTTCGGTCGTCCGTTTGGGTTTCCGCTTTCTCCTTGTTCCCAATTAGGTTTTAAATTATCTTTTTTATTCATACGGTGTAATTTCGGTGTTTATATTATCTAACCATTGTATTTTAATTTGGTTCGCTATTTGCGCGGTCATTACTGGGGGAACGCTCATGCCAATTAAGTATTTAGGCTTTATTGTTTTAAAATTGTAGTCAAGTGGGTAAGTGCCTATTTGACAAACTTCTTTTTTTGTTGTTTTTCTTGGAATATCAAACAAAACATTATTATCCTGGCTAGTTACCGTATTGCAAACCTTGTCTTTGTATAGTAGTTTTGTTGTAAATGAATTTGATTTATTGCCCAATCTTAAATTAATCACTCCGAAATGGAGATTTCTATATATCCTATTATCCCATAAATATTGTTCATTTTTTGTTAAATCATTATAGTTTACATTTTCAAATACATCTCCAAACGGAATAGCAACTTCGCTAAACTCCAGTTTCAATTTCGGCAAATTATATTCTTTTTTGTGTCCTATAAAAAAAACACGTTCCCGCTTTTGAGGCACTCCCATTAATGCAGCATTAAGGCAAAACACTTGGACATTGTAACCTGCATCAGTCATTTTTTTAACTATGTTTTTTGAATATACTTTTGCGTTCCCCTGAATAATGCCTTTTACATTTTCAAGTAAAAATACTTTTGGTTGCAACTTTATAATCGTATCACAATAGACAAAAACTAAATCATCAAGGCTTTGCTTTACTTGACCTTCTCTAAATACCTTTTCTTTGCCCCATGCTTTTTCTCTGCTCCCTGCCAAACTAAATGTGCTGCAAGGGGGCGAACCGTCTAATATATCAAGGCAAAAAAGTTCTTTTGGTAAATCGTTTCGATTGTTAAAATCCCTAATATCTTGATTGTATAAATACAACGGATTGTGGTTTGTTTTGTAAACGTCTGCAATTGGCGGGTCAATTTCAACGCCCCCTAAATGATTAAATCCTGCTAACTTATAACCCATTGTTGAACCACCGCCACAAACAAACGTTCCGAATACATTATAATTATTTTTTTGAATATTTGCGCTTGGATAGCCATTTGATAAATTCCAATTATAAGGAAATAAAAAATTACTCATTACCTAATAATTTATAAACGGCTTGTTCTGGTGTTGACGCAATTTTACTTAATTGTTCACGCACTAAATTATAATCTTCTTCGCTGTATTTTAATTTAATTATCATTTCATTTTCGTACAAATCAACGTCAATTTCTTGGTTTTTTCCTGAATAATCTTCGTCGTTAAAAATCGGTAAATCTAAACCCCAATCTTCCAACTGCTCCTCGTCCCACTCATTCGCCAAAATATCCCAATCCCACTCGCCAAAACCGACATTATCTTTTATTAAAAACTCCGCTTTTTGTTCCTCGCTCCATTCGTCTGCAACTATAACGGGTATTTTGGTGTATTTTAGTTCGTTTAACGCTTTTAAACGCATATTTCCACCTAACACGCAATATTTACCGTCAACGTCTGTAAAAACAATTAACGGACGTTTATTTAGCATATCTGGAAACTCCTGAATTGATTTGACTAACTTTTGAAATTTTACGTCTTTTATTATTCTTGGGTTGTTCGGGTTTGCTTTTACCTGTTTTATGTTTACTTCAATCATTGTTTTCTGTTTCGTATGTTTCAAAAACTGTTCTAAGCTGTTGTATTTTTTCACGTAAACAACTTGAACATGAAGTAGGTTCGTTTCTTACTTTAAATATTCTGCTATGAATTTTTAACATTGTAATTTGCTCCGTTGGTTTTACATCCATCGTGTTTTTTTCAAACCATGCTTTTAAATATTCGTATTCGGGTTGGTCTAAACATTCCGGTTTACGGTATGGAAATAATTTATTGAGCTTGTTTTTTCTTTCATCGCATCCGCAATCTTCACCCAAAATAAACTTAGCAACTTTTGCAATTTTTGTAAGTTTTAATACTTGTTCTACCGTGTCGCCTAATCCTATGGCTTTTTTTCTTGGTCTTCCCATTTTTTTATTTTATTAATTCATAATCTTGGTTAATGTAATCTTCGTATTCCTCTTTTACCTCAAATCTAAGCGACTTTTTGCAGTTTGTTATTGTGGAATATATACTTTTAAAACTAATTCCTGTAACAGCACTTATTTGTCTATAACTTAATCCTGAATCCCTGTACAAATTAAATAACATTTGATCGTACCAGTGCCAACTTTTTATTGTTTCTGTTATTAATTCTTCAATTCTGTTTTTTGCGTTCGTCTTTTCGTCTGTTTCGCTAACGTCTTTTAATTGGGTGGCTTCCGTAATACTTACTTTTACTAATCTTAGTTTTGTTTTTTGATAGTCAACAAACATATTTCGTAAAATAATCCATATATAACCTTTGTAAATTTTTCCGTTTTTGTAAAACTTTTCCGCGTTTTCCTGCTGAATTAATTTTATATACATTTCTTGAACAATATCCTTAGTATAAAACGTTTCGCCAAACCCACGTACAATTTTAATCCATTCTTTGTGGTGTTTTGCTAAATCGGTTAAAAACTTATCATTCATTTGACGTAAAATTAAACACAAATTTTTAAATAAAAAAATACCCGCCATTTAGACGGGTTTAAAATTAATTGTTTTCGTTCTCTAAAACATACTTTTCTAACTTTTTGAACGTGCTGATGTTTATATCTTTTCCGTTTAAAAAATTATCTAAGCTGTACTGGTGGAATTTTACTTTACCTTGCTTTATTTCATTTACTATTTTGCTTTTTGTTCGTGTTTTTAGCATTTTTTTTAGCGTTTCACGTAGTAATTTATCCTGAATATACATACTAAAATGGCAAATCATCGTTTACTATTGGCGGCAAAGGTTGCGTTGGTGCTTCTTGTTTTACATAAGGCTCGTTGAAGCTGGCACTAAAATATGTTATACCGTCTTTACTTTGTTTTACCCATAACGCAATTTCCATTTCTTTGTTGTTTACCTTTACTTTTCCTTTGTAGTCAGGATGAGTTTCGGCTTTCTTGTTCGTGTTTTTAAAGATTGCTCCTGAATTGTTTTTTGTTTCCATTTTTATTTATTTAATTATTTTATTCCTTATCATATCACTAATTGAAAGATTCAATTTTTTTGATTGTATTTAAAATGTTCTTTTTTCTTTAGTTGTTACTCTAATTTTAATAGCATCATTTTTTGATGTTTTTTTTACTTGATATTGTGAAATAACATCTTTTAAATATAAATTATAAACCTTATTTATTATTTTTTCTATATCATTACTATATATATTTTTTTCAATAAATTGCTGTTTTATTTGATCTAACGTCATATTTAAATTCAACATACAATTACTTATAAGTACCCAAGTAATTTGTTTGTCCTCAGATAATTTGTTAAATATTTCGTTACATTTTACACTTCTTAGTAAAACTTGTTTACCATTTTTATTTATTGTTTCTGTTGTTACTATTTCAATCATTTTTATTTATTTTATTTTATATTTGACATTTGATAAATCGCGTAAATTATTTTTATTAAACTTAATAAGATTATTACTATACTTATTATTATTACTCTTTTCATATTATTCTGATTTAAAGGTTTGTTTATAGTATTCTTTTCCAGCATCATCTCCACCTTTATTAATATACACTATTCGCTTTATTATTACTTCTTGTCCATCGTGCCATCCATAAGAATATGTTTGTATTATCTGCTCTTCCTCCATTGCTTTGGCTTGTTTAATTTGTTCCTGCCATTCACTTGTGTGGTCTCCGCATATCTGCTCAACTAACCACTCTACTGCTGTTTGTTTCATTTTATTATTTATTTATTTATTACTAATCATTCCGATAACAGTTGTTATGCGCCATTGAAACGAGCGCATAGCTTGGTGTTATGTGCAATAATTTTTTTAAACTTTTTTTGCCACCGCCCCTTAGTCGGTACAAAATCCCGCTTGACATCCGCTTCCTGTTCCGAAGTAGAAATCTTGTTGAAGTCCAATAGTTTTAATTTTCTCATAACTCATTTCTTTTTTCCATTTACGTTTTAATTTTTCTTCCATATTTGCGAACCATTGCATCTTTAAAGGTTCATCATCAAAGTTTTTTCTAAGTTGTTGTGGGTTTTTCCAAAAGCAACCTACACAATTACTATCAGGTGGAAATATTAATCCAGTTGAATTTGCCCATTGTCCTACTTGATAGTGTGCTATTCTGTTTTCAATCAATGGATATTTGCACTCTCTCCATTCAATTTCAGCCCATTTGTTTCTACCATTGGCACTTTGTCCTACAATTGTTTTAAACTTTGTATTTTGGCTATTGGCACGTTCCATTTCATCAAACCTAAATCCGATATTCATTTCAACCATTCCAAAATGATTGTAGCAAAATTCAAATATTGGCTTCATTTTCATTTCAGTTGTGCAAAATCGCATCATTAAGTTTGGCAATGCTTTACGTTTCAAACACACTTGTTCAAATGTATCTCCAGTAGTCCAAATAATTTCTTTGCCAAGTAACTGCTCTAAATCAAACATTAAAGTCAATGTCGTATCACTTTCGGCAGTTGCTATAAATTCCATTCCTATTTTATCACTTACTTTTTGCACCAATATTTTATCTTTTATTGTGCATTTTCTATCCTCAATCCTAACCAATGCAAATATGTTTTCATCCGTTGGATAATGTTTGGCTAAGTACGCAGAAGTCTTACCTCCCGAAATTGATGTTATTGTTTTCATATTATTTCTATTAATTCGTTGTAATATTCCTTGCATTCTTCTATTCGTGTTTTAATAGCTTCTATTACCTTGTCGTCCTTTGCTATTTTAAACGTTTTTACGCGCTTTTCTTTGTCGATATGTCCAAATGTATGTTTAGCTTCTACAAACGCTCTTAAATCGTCGCTTTCGCTAATTAAATTCTGTCTCCAGTGTTCGCGTCTTATTTCGTCCTCAACTATTTGTAAAGGTGTGTCAATTAAACAATAGCATAATAACGCTTCTGATTTACCAGTTAACCACATATAACCCTGAAGTTGATAGTAATAATCTTTGTTTTTTAATTCTTCTTCTACTACTTTTTCAAAAAATGTAAAAGAATCCCAACTTGATTTTACGTCTATTAACACGTTAGTGTTTACGTCGGGTGTTCCCGTTAGCCATTCGTTGTTTAAATTTTCTTCATTCTTAAAAATAAAGCCTACGTTTATAACATCGTTAACCAAGGATATTGCTTCATCTTCTACTTCGTTTCCTTTGTCGGTATATCTACTCCAAAACTCTTTTACTATTCCGTATTTATGTTCTATTGCAAGTTCTAAAATGTAGCTTTTAGTAGTTTTGGAAAGACGTACCCCCTTTTCGCGGGGGTTTGTCATTATTTTTCCTATTTGTGATGCTCTTATTTTCATTAGTATCTAAGATTTGTTTTGTTTCTTGACCTGTAATTGTAAATATCTTCTATTAACGTTCTATACTGATCTCTAGTTGCACAATCAACTATCGCCGTTGGCTGTAGTCTTAATTTATGCATAAACTCATTAAAATCAAATGTTT